ATATAGGACTTAAACCCGATAGAAGTGGTATACTTGGATTAGATGTAGGTGGAAAATATCAAAAAGAACTACAACCAAATGAATATAAGTCAAAAATAAGTGATATCTATGGTGACCTTATTATGAACACCCGAGTGGCAGGTGGAATACCATTCGCAAGTCAAATAGATAATAAAGGTGGTATAGATTCTTTATATGGAATCGGATTAACTAATACATCAAGATTTGTTAACTCATTTGGATTTTTAAATATTACGACCCAAGATACAAACCAAGCAAGTGGATTCTCAGCATTGAATCAAGTTGGGGATGCATTACGAACAATTATTGGATTTTCAAATCTGAAAAATATAGAGGCGATTCAACCATATAATCCATTTATAGTTAAAGGTAAGTTTACCACAGAAGATAAAAAGTTTGAAGATACTTACGGAAAAGCTTTTGTAGATGCTAAAGCAGAAGACTTTGGAACTGCTGAAAGTTTATCTAATTTTGGTGTAACTAATATTGGTGAAACCTCAGACTTTGAAAAATTAAGGGATGATGTAGATAATCTAACTCCAACAAAATTATCTAAAGAGGGTACTGCGGCAGGTTTTAACAATGATATTGCAGATTACAATATGATGACCTATGGTAAACTTCAAGGATTGGCTAAAAACAGAAGAGATAACGGAACAACTAAAGATTTTAGAAATGAATTACCTGATGGTACTCGTGGTAAACTTAATGCTAAAGAATACGACCAAGAAAACATAGAGAAAAAATTTGGATTTGGTAATCCAGGTAAAATGTTGGATGGTAATAGTCAACTTAGAAAAGACCAGTTTGGGGTTGACTTTAGTAAATTAAAAGACTTTACAAGTCATTATGATAAGATTAACGCACTTAAGATTGGTGAAGTTGGTGATGATTTAGTTCCATTAATTTTTAAATTAGGTACAGACAATAGTAGACTACAATTTAGAGGAACAATATCAGGTTTATCAGAAAACTTCTCACCAAGTTATAGTGAAATAAAGTATAGTGGTAGAGCAGAACCTGTTTATGTATATGATTCATTTAAAAGAGACATCAGTTTTAATTTTAAAATATATCCAACTTCGAGAGTTGAGATGCAACCAATATACACTAAGTTAGAAAGATTATCAACATATACAATGCCAAGATATAGTGATGGTGGATATAGCGCACCTGGTAATGGACCTGGTGAAAGTGAGTTGTTACTAACAATTGGTAAATTGTATGTAGAAACCCCTATGTTACTTACATCACTATCTTATTCATACTCAGACGAGACATCGTGGGATGTAGATTTTGGATTACCTATGGGAATAGACATTCAAGTTGGGTGTACCATACTTGGAAATGCACTACATGAATATGATAGTCAAGATGTATTTGTTTTTGATGGGAATTTTAGAGTTTAATTATGAATAGATACGAAAGCATAGAAATATTAAAAAAAGAAGGTATTAGAAAATATACCTCTACTGTTGTATATCCAATCATCAATGCAGATATAACTGATACATATATTATAACTCAACAAGGTGATAGATTGGATAATTTAGCATGGGAATATTATAGAGACCCAACTTTGTGGTGGATTATTGCAAGAGCTAACAATATTGGTAAAGGTAATTTATTTCCTGAAGTAGGAGTCCAATTAAGAATACCTGAAAATGTAGATAAAATCATATCGGAATATAATGAGTTAAATGATATAGAGGAATAAAGTTATGGCATTTCAATTAGGAAGTAGCGCACTACCACCACCAGAAAGCTTTATGGAATCTTCAGGAATTTCAGGTGTAGGTATCCACAAAAGAGCATATGCAAGTTTACAACTTTCAACTGATGCATCCCTTGTAGGATGTGCAGGTGGTATAACAAAGATTGAATCTGCAATTACACAAAAACACTCTGAGTTATTAAAATCTGATAGTGGTAGATTAGCACCACCACCTAGTTTGGAAAGTGTATCATTAAGTAATGATGGTGGGCAAAATATTGAAGATGCCATGTTATTTCAGGCAGATGTTTCTGTTAAAGTATTTAGAAAAGATGACTTTGATGATATCGATGTGACTTTTATGACACCTCGTCAAAAAGTTGATTTAACTTTAGGTTGGGTTGGTGGAAAGAAAAAAATAATCAAAGGTGAAATAACAGGTTTTAGTTTCACTATCAATCAAGATTTAAGTTATGATGTAACTTTAAGTATTGCCGGTGCTGGTGATGGGTTGGCAAACGCAGATTATACTACACTAAGAGATAAACCCGCATTAGACTATGAAGACGAAGAAAGTGAAAAACGAGTAACATCTACTGACATATTTGCAAATTTTATAGCCGCAGCAGCTGAAATTGACGATAAACCTAAAGATGGTAAAGCTGATTATTTTACAAAAAAAGGAATAAGAATCGGATTAGTAAATCACCAAATGGAACGAGAAGGATTTTTCAGTTACTTTACTTCAAATGATAATGTTCAACCATATGTTACTATTGGTCAATTGATAACTTACATAAATGAAAATAGTAAAGGTATTAAAGGAACGCCAAAAGAAAAATTTGTAATGAGTGAGTTAAAAATGCCATCTTTAGATTCCAAAATAAAATCAGCAAATCCAATAGAAATGATTTTCCGTCATACGAGAGGTGCTGCAAAGTATGGTGATAACGCAAGTTATACTTTGTTAGATGATAAAGATTATAATGGGTTAGGAAAAATATGGGTTCATATAGGATGGTTACAAAAAACATATACTGATTTAAAAACTCCGCCAGGAAAAGAAGATGCAGGTCGTAGAGTATCAACAAGTAAATTTCTGAAAAAAGTTTTTGATAAAGTTAAAGAATTATCAGGCGGTGCAATTCAACTTTGTTTATACAATGACCCAGACGAATGTTTTGATGGTAAGTTTTTAGTATTAAATAAACCTACTGCAAGTAAAAAATCATCCCCTACTATGATTAGTGTTGCTAAAGGATATCAAAATGGTATTAGAGATATAAGTTTAACTTCAAATCTTGATTCTGAATTAATTAGTATGGCAACTGCGGCGGCTATGGATGGTGAAGGTGGTGAACAATTAAATGCGGTATTTACTGGTTGTTATGAAACTAAACCAGCTGGTGAAGGTGAAGATTTAGAAGGTGCACTCGAAGAAGCGGCAGAAGCGCTTGGTGATAATATATCAAATGATGATATAACAAATATGAAACAGGCACTAAAAGCTTATGTAAAAGGACAAAATAAAAAGTTTGTACCATCTATTAGTTATGGATTAGAATGTGAATTAACTTGTGATGGTTATGTTGGACCAAGATATGGTCAAAGTTTTACTGTTGATAGATTACCTGCCAGAATAAGAGATAAAGCATATTTTATAGTAACAAAAATTGGTCAAGAATTTAGTGCAGGTGATTGGACTACTAAAATTAGTGGCTTAATGATGATTGATGCGTAATGGGAAGAAAAAGAATATATTATCCAGAAGGTTCTATCCAAAAAGGTCTATACACAAGTGGTGCTGAGTGGATGTTTGAAGATGGAACAGAGTATATTGGTCAATATCACAGATATCTGAACACAAAAGAGGTATTTACAGAATCCTACTATATAAAAGATGTATCTAAAAAACTAATAAGATATTATAATTTAAACAATCGATTTGAACTTAATACGATTCAATATAATACTTTAAAAGAAGTTGTAGAAGATTACGAAGAAATACTTGATATTCCTGACCCATATGTTCCACAACCAACCCAAGAAGACTATGACAATTCTTTTGTAAAAAGATATTTTGCAAAAAGAAAAGGGTCAACTACTATATTTGAACTTAGTGAAGAAGGTTTTGGTGAATTAGAAACGCCATACTATCAAAAACTTGAGTTAAAATGGAAAATATCAGGTCCACTAAACGACACCTCAGAAGAAAGTGGAATAATAGACACAAATAGAAGAACAATCCAACTATATCAAAACGCATTCTTAGGATTGGAACGATATCTTACAAATCTTACAGAGTTAGCAAAAATTTAACAATTATTTAACATTAAAAATTTGGATATCTCGATAAATTGTCGTACTTTAGTAGTGTAAGATTAAGAGATATGATAAAATCAAAACCAAAAAGTAACGGAAAAATTGAAATAGACTTGACAGGTCCTCAAGGTAATGCTTATTACATTTTAGCGATGGCTAAAAACCTTTGTAAACAAGTAGGTATCCCATCTAAACCAATATTGGAAGAAATGATGAGTGGTGATTACGAAAACTTAATAAAAGTATTTGATGACAAGTTTGGGTCAGTAGTAATAATGTACAGATAAAATGAAAAATATGAAATACGGAATTGAAATTACAAAACCATGGTCAAAAGAAATGTATGACCATAATGATAAGGTAGCACAATTGATGAAAGCTGAGATATTACTTAGTATTCATAAGAACAGAGATAATTGGGATAACCTTAACGAACTAATGGTTCTTTGTGGTGGTATCAAATATGGTGATGGATTTAGTATCGATGACCTTTATTTAGATGTGAACAAAGAAGTAGACAATGTTCAAAACTATTGGTTGAACGAAGAGTATCCTTACTATGTTAAAAAAGGATTAGTAAGTGATATTGACTTAGAATTTATAGGATATTAATATGACAAATTTAGAATTAAAAAAAGAAAACTTAAAATTAAGGAATTTAGTATCAGACATTTGGAGTCTATGCTACAAGACAAATATGGATAAATCAAGATTACAAATCATAGACTTGATTGAAACCCATATAAATTTGGAAAACTCATAAATATTTCGTATATTAGTTACGGATGAAAATTGTAGATAGCAACAAACAACTTAGGAAACATATATCCCAACTCCAAAGGGAAAGGATATTGGTGTACCCTATACTTACAAGTTTAGAGAAACACCCTATACATACACGAATATCCGCATTAATCATATCAGATGGTACATTAGACCTATTTATCAATTATCACAACATAGACGCAACTAAAATAGACGAAAAAGTAGAGTTTCATAACTTCAAGGAAGTTTACATAGTAGGTATGAAAGACTTCTTATATCATTATGACTTTTTACCCAATATGTACGATTTAGAGATGTCTTTATTTTGGCAAGCTAAAAACTTTGATGTAGAAGAGAAACCCATCTACACTATCTTCAGAAGACGACAGGCACCTAAAGCAAATGATTTGATTCCTATATGGAAACACTATGAACAATTCGAAGATTGGAAGAAAATTTTTGGTGACTCAAAAATTTCTAAATTCTCACAACTTTATCCAAAGAGTTTAGGTTGGGTAGAAAAGAATGGGTTGTATACTAATATGGGTTATGAATATACTCGTTACAATCCATTGACAATAACATCAAGACCATCCAATACATTTAAAGGAACAAACTATGCGGCACTTAAAAAAGGTGATGGTGTTCGTAGTAGATTTGTATCAAGATTTGAAAACGGCAAGTTGTGCCAATTAGATTTCGATGGATATCATATTAGACTTATTTCAAAACTAATTGGCATAGACATTCCATTAGATGTCAAAGCACACGAATGGTTGGCAAATCAGTATGGTAAAGATTTGAGTGAAGCAAAGTCAATTACATTTAGACAACTATATGGTGGTATAGAAGACGAGTATTATCACATTCCGTTCTTTCAAAAGACATCTGAGTATATAAACTCAATGTGGATGGACTTCTTGCGTAATCGACTCACAAATACACCAATTATGAGCCGGAAAATAGAAATAAACGACTCACTCAATAAAAATAAGTTATTTAATTATGTTTTACAAGCGCTTGAAACTGAAAGAAACATACTTATATTAGACAAATTGTCCAAAATCGATTTGAATCAAAAGTCAATACCTATATTATATACATACGATTCGATTCTATTTGATGTTGCGGCAGACGAAGAGAATTATATTAGGGAAGTAAAAAGAGTAATGGAAAAAGATGGATTCCCTACACAATTAGAAATCGGAAAAGATTATGATAATATGGTTAAGGCCAATATTTAGATATTTATAGTTATGAAGAAATCCCAACAGATAGTAGACAACTTATTAAAGAAAGTTTGGCAAGATATTGATGTCAAAATGGCTGAGGGTATTTATACCGAAGATTTCATAAAATCCTTTTATTCACATTTATTAAATGAAGTTGGTGAAGAATCAGCTGACATCCTAATTCAAGAATTTCAAAGAGAATCCGAAGACGAATCTGATGATGAAAAAGACATAGATAAGTTTGGAATGATGACTGCAATTGAAAAGGACAATCTCAAAAAGAAAAAAGAAGAGGCGATATCTAAATTAGGTCAATTACTATCTGAGGCATCAATATATGATTCTAAATATGCAGAAGGTGATAAGTTTTTACCATTAACTAAGACTGCAGAACTATTTGGCAAAGGATTACCAAAGGGTGAAAAAATCCCTAAAGGTCCATTTACAAAAATGGGACAAACTGATGATTTTGTTGAGGTAAATATCAGCGCAGGTAAAACTGTATTTGTAAAAGGTGACGACACTAACAAAGTATACAAAATAACCGCATCAGATAATACATTCAAATCTTTATTTGGTAAAATGAGAAAAGGTAAATCCGTAAATGATGTTAATTGGGATACAGAAACACTTGAGACCGCAGCTTGTATGGGGTTATATGTAAATGGATTTAGTATACTGAAAGATTTAAACTCAGCAAAAACACAAGACGAGTTACCAACTATAATTAACTCAGTAAAACAAAGATTTATAAAAGCATTAGGTATGAGTGGTGAGTACGCAAAACCTAATAATATTTTAAGTAAGATAGATACAATGCCACTTGGTGATTATTTCTTAACTGCACAATTAATGGCAGGTATGACTAAATTTACAGAGGATTTAAAATTTAAGGGTGCACATCTGATTCACAAAAATATAAAAGGATACTATAATGCTACTGAAAGGTCTGACTTAGTTGATGGTGTAAAAGATAATACTGCAGATTGTATTGTATCAAGTGTGCCAGGTAATGAACTAATATCAAAATTAGGTGAAGGATTGCCAGTAGAGTTCGATTCAAAGGGTGTTTGTAAAATAACAGGTACAAACATAAAGTTTTTACAAGTTTCTCTTAAAAAAGGTAAAGAAGAGGCCCAACTTGGTAAAATATATGGATTCTTAAAAGATAAATACGGATTACTATCAACAGAGGATGTATACAATTTATCAATTACAGAAGGTCTGAGTGATTTCTTCAAAAGAGGTATTGATTTCATAAAAAATGTAGGAACTAAGTTTATGGAAAAACTATCTCAAGTTGGTACACTATTATCTGGTTTTGGAAAGAAAATATCTTCAGCATTACAAAAATCACCTACTAAAGAAGTATCATCATTAGAAAAACAACTTCAAAGAGCAGGGATGAAAGGTAATCTGAAAGAAGGACTTTTAGGTGAAGCGAAAGTTAGTATGTGGGATTCTTTAGGTGAGATAGCAAAGAATCAGAAACTTTTAGATATTGTAACTAAGAATACTAACGATAAACTTCTTGAACTTAAAAAAGCTGCAGCAAAAAACCCAGCGTTCTATTACGATGGGTATAAAAAACTAAAAATTAAAGCACCAATACAACAAGATGATGTGGCAAAGTTATTGACTAACTTCCAATCAGCAATAGTCTTAAAGAATATGTTAGGTGATTTAGAATCTGATTCAAAAACATTATATTCAAAAATGATTGAATTAGAGAAAGAAATGATTTATGGTAAATCTACATTACCACTATATAAAGTGTATGGAGTTAAGAAAGATGGAAGTGGTACTGCATATGAGCAATACCCAGGTGCACAGAAGTATGTAGAAGAAAAACTAACAAAAGATTTATCAGATGTCGTTGTGTTTTACTTATATACAGGTCAACTTAAAAATTATTTCTCAATGAGAGGTTATGGATTAAGTGGGATATCTGAAAAAACAGGTGACTTGAAATACTCACAATTTAGAATGGGTACAAATTCAAGTGGAAGATATAGTTACAATTTTGAGGGCGTTAGTGAAATACCACTCGGAAAAGTAAAAAAATCTTTGAAGATAAAGTAAGGGAGTATGGGTGAGAACGCAATTACTATGTACATTTACTAATGAGGCCGAATTTGAATCAGTTTTACAAAATATTCAAGACTCATTCATCCTTTATAGTAGAAAAATATTTATTTTAAAATTAAAACCATCACAAGAACTGGTGATTAGTTATAATATCATACCGAACAATGAAAGAAAATTCTTAGGAAGTACTATATTGGCACATCGTAAGAAAGAATCAAACACCATTTACACAATCAACGCATTAAACAGATTGATTGTGGACCTAAATGGTGGTGTTGAAGATAAAACATACAAAATTAATTGGGAAGATTATAGAAACTCTATGATTCTAACCGATGGTGAAGGATACAAAATATTAAAGACAAGTTTATTTAGAATTGTCAATGTAAATTAAGTTTTATGCAAAAAAGTTACAAAGGTCTTGACGAATTAATAACATTCGTTTCTAAATTCTACTCAGACAAGGATTCCTTTCAAATAGGAAGTGGTGAAAATACACCTGATAAGTATGTTCAGAACAAATCCGTACTTCAGATAGGGTATGAGCCAGAAGTTACTACAAAACTTATGAATTCAAATGTTTTTACAAAAATATTTGTAATAGTAGATAAAAGTTATAACTTTCAAGGTTTCGGTAACAATGTTGTATTTGTACCATCACGAGAATTTAACAGATACTTCAAAAACAAATGGGAGTCTATTGATTTGATTTATATCACATCATCAGTTGAAAAACAACTTGATATGGTAAAACAATACTATCCATTTACAAAATGTATTATAGCAGGCAGTAACTTTGATAAAAAAGTAACGAACAGAATTTTTAGACACTCTGATAGTGTAAAGTTTAGATTTGAAAATGACACTTGGCTTTTTATGGCAGAACAAAGAGCATGGTTGTGGGAAGATTCTGTAAAAGATAAAGAGTATAGAATAAGAGAATTATCAAACGGAAAAATATTTTTGACTTATGAAGACGACAATAGATTATTGTATAATTATCAGTCAAAAAATAGGGGTTTTAAAAAATACACTCAAAACTCTAAATACACGGATTTTACAAAATTCTCACCATCAGCAAGAAAACTACTCATGACGAAGAAACGACCAACGCCGGTTCAGAATGTATAGTGTTATTAAATATTTTTACATATTTATACCAGTAGTGATAACTGCAAAATAAAAAAAATGAAAAAACATTTGGATTTGTCAACCAAATGTTGTATATTAGTGACTAACATAAATAATTAATAATTAAAAAAGGTAAATTATGGCAATTGATTTAAACGCAATCAGAAATCGTCTGAACTCTCTTCAGACAAAAGTAACAAAGACCGACAACTTGTGGAAACCACAACCCGGCAAACAACAAGTAAGGATTCTTCCTTATGTTCACAATCCCTCTAACCCGTTCATCGAACTTTATTTCCATTTTGGATTTGGTGGTAAAAACATTATCTCCCCGAGTTCTTTTGGTGAAGCAGACCCTATCTTAGAGTTTGCAGAAAAGTTGAAAGCAACAGGTGATAGAAATGACTATCAACTTTCAAGAAAACTTACTCCAAAGATGAGAACTTATGTTCCTATCTTAGTAAGAGGTGAGGAGTCTGAAGGTGTTAAGTTTTGGGGATTCGGTAAGAATGTATACCAAGAACTTCTTGGATTCTTCGCTGACCCTGACTATGGTGATTTAACTGACCCTGTAAATGGTAGAGATGTAACAGTAGAATTTAAAACTGCTGCAGAATTAGGTAAAACTTATCCTGAGACTTACATCAGAGTAAAACCAAATACATCAGCTATCTCAGAGGACAAGAACATATTAGAAACCGCTAAAGACCAAATCGTTCTTGGTGATATGTTCAAAAAAGTTTCTTATGAAGAAATGGAAGGAATGTTAAAAGAATGGTTGGATACAGGTGAAGTTTCTGATAAGAAAGAAGAACCTAAAGTTGAAGTAAAAGAAACTACAACTGCAACTTCCCCAGCGAGTAATGTAAAAGAAGCGTTTGACGACTTATTTAACGAATAATCTATGGCAAAGAAGAAGAAAGAATCAGTTCGTGATGAACTATCTTCCATCTTAGCTGATAACCTAAACAAGAAGTTTAAGTCCGCCCATAAGGTGGCTTACTTCTTGGATGGGGGTGAACAAACGCCGACTGACCTTGATGGTTGGGTTTCGACAGGTTCACCGATGTTAGATTTGGCAATTTCAAACAGACCTAATGGTGGATTACCCGTAGGTCGTATTACAGAAATTACAGGTTTAGAAGGAAGTGGTAAATCACTATTGGCAGCTCACGCAATCGCAGATACTCAGAAAAAGGGTGGTCTTGGTGTTTATATAGATACTGAGAACGCTTGTAATACTGAGTTTTTAGAGGCGATAGGAGTTGACATTCAGAAAATGTTGTATGTTCCACTTGAAACTGTTGAGGATATCTTTGAAGGTATTGATTCAATTATAGAATCAGTAAGGTCATCCGACAAGAAAAAGCTAGTAACTATTGTAGTGGATTCTGTCGCAGGTGCATCTACCAAAGTAGAGATATCTGCAGACTACGACCAAGCAGGTTATGCTACTCAGAAAGCGATTATTATTTCTAAAGCTATGAGAAAGATTACAAATCTTATAGGTAGAGAAAGAATATCTTTAATTTTCACAAATCAATTAAGAACAAGATTAGGTGTTTCATTTGGTGACCCTTGGACTACAAGTGGTGGTAAAGCAATCGCATTCCACTCTTCTTGTAGAATTAGGTTAAAATCAATGGGACAACTTAAATCTAAAATTGGTGGAGTAGACCAAGTAGTTGGTATCAAAACTCGTGCTCAAGTTATCAAGAATAGAATGGGGCCACCTCTTCGTTCAGTTGACTATGATATCTACTTTGATAGTGGTATCGACAATTATGGTTCATGGTTACAAATGATGAAAACATATAAGTTGGTAACTCAAAGTGGTGCATGGTACACTTATGTCGACAAAGAAACAGGTGAGGAGTTAAAGTTTCAAGCAAAGAACTTTGAAGACTTATTAGAAGAAAGACCCGAATTAAAAGAGTCTATTTACAATGAGATTTGTAATTCATATATTATGGCTTACAAACAATCAAGTGAAGAGGCAAATATCGATAATGTTGAAGTAACAGATTTTGATGAATAACAGGTATAAAGAACTACTCAAAGAAGTAAGTAAAGAACATAACGAAGTAAAAAACGAATCACTCGATGATAGAGTTCTTATCATTGATGGTCTTAATCAGTTTATTAGAGTATTTGGGGCAGTTCCTGCTTTGAATGATGATGGTGAACATTGTGGTGGTGTGACAGGTTTTCTCCTGTCCACTGCTGCAACGATTAGAAGATTAAAACCAACTCGTGTCGTTATAGTTTTTGATGGAAAGGGTGGTTCTAACCGAAGAAAGTCCGTATATAAAGGATATAAGGAAGGTAGAACAGGTTTAACTAAGTTGAATAGACTTGCAGGATATGAAGACTTAGAAGACCAACAAGTATCAATGAGAAATCAATTCAAGAGACTCATTGAATACTTACAGATACTACCTATCACAATGACTTATATAGATTATGTTGAAGCAGATGATATCATCGCATACTTAGCAAATCACTACTTTAAAAAAGAAGTTACGATTTTATCATCTGACAAGGACTTTTTACAATTAGTAAATCAAAGAATTAAAGTTTTTACACCTACTAAAAAGAAAATGTACACCGAAAAAGAGGTGATAGAGGATTATGGGGTTACTCCACAAAATCTGATATTTTACAGAGTTCTTATGGGTGATAAATCTGACAACATAAAAGGCGTAAATGGTGTTGGTATAAAAACAATAGAATCTAAAATGAAGTTTTTAACTGAAAATGACCTTTCTTTAGACACATTCATTGAGAAATGTTCTTCAGAGTGTGAAGATAAGTTGGCAAAAAAACTCAAAGATAATTTAGATACTATTAATATGAATTATGGTCTTATGCAATTAGCTGACCCTGATATATCATCATCCATAAAGTCAAATGTTAGAGAGTTAATGGATACACATCGTCCTCAGTTGGATTTGGTAGAGTTTAAAAAAATGTTTATGTATGATAAATTGTATACGGCATTTGCAAATGTAGATTCTTGGTTAAGAAACTCATTTACATCATTACATAATTACATGAAGAATGCATAACCATTACACAACTGAATTATTTGAAGGAACAATTGAATACTACAAGTTTAAAGAAACGAATTGGTACTCAATTGGTGGTACTAACCATCCATTATTTAAAACATTAGTAAGCAGAATAAAAAACGAATGTTCTGACCTTAGTGATTTTAAATTATATGTAGTAGGTGGAACTCTTGAAAATTGGATGTCTTGGGATATTGACTTATTACTAATAGGTAAGTATAATCCTACAAAGATAAAATCAGTAATGGAAGACATACTTAGAATTTCATTTGATTTACATCTTTATGTTGATATAACATTTTATGAAAAGTTATGGGCAATACATGAGTATTGTAAGACGGGGAAACCTGAAGAAGAAATAAAAGCATATCAAGTTTCTAATCACTTTGTTAAAGATGGAAACAAATTGAACTTAGATGAATGGAAACTAAATGCAGATGGGTTATATTGTAAGAATTCTAAATTTCCTATGGAAAAACACATAAATGCTAGGAAAGCAGGATATATCTATCACCCACCAATTTTATTAGACTAATGTTTGTTTATTTAAAAAAAATTATGTATATTAGTATCATATGGAAAAATTAGGAAGTAAATTCAGCACCTCATTTCAGAACAAAGTAATATCTTCCATATTATCAGATAGGTCTTTTACAAGGCAGATTTATGATATTATGAAGCCAGAATATTTTGATTCTGAATCATCTGAGTGGTTGGTAAAAACAATCCTAAAGTATTTTGATGATTTTGAGAAAATGCCAACCTTGGATGTTCTCAAAGTTAAAATAAATACCATAGAGCGAGATGTATTAAAAACATCAGTAGTAGATACACTAAAGTTTGCTTGGAATCACTTAGAAAGTGATGATTTGGAGTTTGTAAAAGAACAAGTTCTTGATTTCTGTAAGAATCAATCTATCAAAAACGCAATCTTGGATTCAGTACCATTATTAGAAAATGGTAAGTATGACCAAATCAAAAAGAATATTGATACCGCAATGAAAGCAGGTCAAGATTCTGATATTGGACACGAATACAAATCTATGATTGTTGAAAGATACGAAGATACTGTAAGAAATGTAGTATCTACTGGTTGGCAAGTTATTGATGAAATTACTCAAGGTGGTTTTGGAAAAGGTGAATTAATTTTATTCGCTGCACCACCTGGTATCGGTAAATCTTGGTCATTAGTTAATATTGGTGTCAATGCTATGAAAAAAGGTAAAATAGTAGCACATTATACATTAGAACTAAACGAAGGTTATGTTGGTCAACGATACGATGCAGTATTAAGTGGTGTAGCAGTTGGTAATCTTAAATACAACATGGAAGATGTAAAAAAGTCGGTTGAGAATGTATCAGGTGACTTGGTGGTAAAACATTATCCTACTAAAACCGCTAGTGTAACTTCATTAAAAGCACATATGGACAAAATGATTCTACAAGGTAAAAGACCTGATGTAGTTATTGTCGATTATGCAGACTTATTAAGAGGACCAACAAAAGAAAAAAGACACGAAGAGTTAGAAGAAATCATTGAAGACCTTCGTGGTATGGCAGGTGAGTACGAGGTACCTGTTTATACGGCATCACAAATCAATAGAAGTGGTGCAGAAGATGACATCATTACAGGTACAAAAATCGCAGGTTCGTTTTCTAAAATGATGACCGCAGATTTTGTTGTATCTTTATCTCGAAAAATAGAAGATAAACTCGCAGGTACGGGTAGATGGCATGTAATAAAAAATAGGTTTGGGCCTGATGGAATGACATTCCCATCTAAAGCAAACTTCTCGACAGGGCAAATTCACATTTATAATGACGATTCCATTGATGGTAAAAGAACCACTAACCAGATGAAACAAGGGGAGAGTTTAGTAAGAAAAGAATTAGCGCAAAAATATAAAGAAATGTCAGGTGATATAGATTTTTAATCATATATATTATCACCGACATATAACAAAAAGTATAATTTAAAATCTATAAAATCACTATGGGATTATTTGATAATCGTATTCCGTTTAAACCCTTTGAATACCCTGAGTATTACACAGAAGGTTGGTTAAAACAAGCACAGGCATTTTGGTTACATACTGAGATTCCAATGCAAGGGGATATAAAAGATTGGAATGAACATCTTACACCAGAAGAAAAAAACTTAGTCGGTAACATTCTACTTGGATTCGCACAAACCGAATGTGCAGTATCAGATTATTGGACAGGTTGGGTAACAGAATGGTTTCCAAAACACGAAATAAAACAAATGGCAATGATGTTTGGTTCACAAGAAACCATTCACGCAACGGCATATTCATATTTAAACGAGTCTCTCGGATTAGAAGACTTTGAGGCATTTTTACACGAACCTGCAACCGCAGAAAGATTTGAGAACCTTGCTAGTATAACAAACAGATATACTTGGGAAGACCTTAAAGATAATGCAGATGCAAGAAAAGAAGTAGGAAAGTCACTCGCTATATTCTCAGCATTTACAGAGGGTGTGGCGTTATATTCCTCATTCGCAGTACTTTACTCATTTCAAATGAGAAACAAGTTAAAAGGTATAGGTCAGCAAATGAAATGGAGTGTAAGAGACGAATCTTTACATTCTAAGATGGGATGTCAGTTATTTAGACATATGTGTGAAGAATACCCTGAATTATTAGACCAATGTAAAGACTCAATCGAGGAAGCGGCTAAACTAATCGTTGAACTTGAGTTGAAGTACATTGATAAGATGTTTGAGATGGGTGACTTGGAAAATCTAAAAGCAGATGACCTAAAAGAATTTATAAAATCAAGAACAAATTCTAAATTAAAAGAGTTAGGATATGATGGTATCTTTGACTTTGATGAAGAGAAAGCAGGTAATTTAGATTGGTTCTACCACTTAACAGGTGGACAAACACATACGGACTTCTTCGCTATCAGACCTACTGATTATAGTAAGGCAAATGAAGGTGAAGATTGGGACGACATATTTTAAGAAAAATTAGTTATGAAGAATCACGCAGAAAATTTAGGTTGGGAAGTTGGTGTGGATTTTCCCGTTTGGGCAAACACCGAAATATATGTAAAAACAATATCAAATGGTTATTTACTTCCTGGCGAAAAACCCAAAGATGCATATTGGAGAGTATCAACGGCAGTAGCAAGAAGACTGAACAAACCACAACTTGCTTCAAAGTTCTTTGATTACATTTGGAAAGGTTGGTTGAATCTAGCCTCTCCTGTTTTATCTAATACTGGCACGGATAGAGGATTACCAATCAGTTGTTTTGGTATCGATGTAGGTGATAGTATCTTTGAAATTGGTACTAAGAACTTAGAAATGATGTTACTTGCAAAACATGGTGGTGGTGTTGGTATTGGTGTAAATCAAATTAGACCAGCTGGTGCTAATATTACACAAAACGGAACATCAGATGGTGTTGTACCATTTTGTAAGATTTATGATTCTACAATCCTTGCTACAAACCAAGGTGCAGTTAGAAGAGGAGCAGCATCTGTAAACTTGAACATTGAACACGATGATTTTGATGAGTGGATTGAAATCAGAGAACCGAAGGGTGATGTAAACAGACAATGTATGAACCTACACCAATGTATTGTTGTTGGTGATAAGTTCATGAGACAATTAGAAGATGGTGTACCTGAAGCAAGAAGAAGGTGGGGTAAAGTACTTCAAAAGAGAAAAGCAACAGGTGAACCTTATATAATGTTTAAGGGTAATGTAAACAAAGCAAATCCTGCGATGTACAAAGATAATGGACTAAAAGTCTTTATGACAAATATTTGTTCTGAGATTGTACTACATACGGATGAATCACATAGTTTTGTTTGTTGTTTATCCTCACTCAACTTAGCAAAGTATGATGAGTGGAAAGATACAGATTTAATTTATACATCAACTTATTTCTTAGATGGTGTCCTTTCAGAGTTTTTACAGAAAGCAAAAAACATGAGAGGTTTTGAAAACGCAGTTCGTTCAGCAGAAAAAGGTAGAGCATTAGGGTTAGGAGTTCTTGGATGGCACACCTACCTACAAAGAAAAGGTATATCCTTTGAAGGACTGACCGCTCAATTTGAAACTCGTAAGATTTTTTCTCAAATCAAGATTGAATCAGAAAGAGCAAGTAGAGATTTAGCTACCGAGTATGGTGAACCATTATGGTGTAAAGATAGTGGATTTAGAAACACACACTTAAGAGCAATTGCTCCTACTGTTTCTAATTCTAAATTAAGTGGTAATGTATCCGCAGGAATCGAACCTTGGCCTTCCAATGTATTTACGGAACAAACGGCAAAGGGAACATTCATCCGTAAAAACCTTGAATTAGAAAAGGTATTTAGAAAAGTGGGTATAAACAAAAAAGGAACTTGGGATAAAGTCTTAGAAGATGGTGGTTCAGTTCAAGATATTAAAGAATTGGATAATTGGGGATATGTAGATGGAAAACTTTTGAAAAAAGAAGACATTCCTCAAGAGGCATTTGAAAAAGACCAAGTTTTTTGGGTCAAAGATGTATTTAAAACCTTCAAAGAAATTAATCAATTAGAATTAATTAGACAAGCAGGTGTTAGACAACAATATGTTGACCAATCGGTTTCGTTGAATCTGGCGTTTCCATCTGAAGCAAGTCCAAAGTGGATTAATCAAGTCACTATGGAAGCGTGGAAACAAGGAATCAAAACTTTATATTATATGAGAACGGAGTCTGTCCTTCGTGGTGACATCGCAGCACGAGCATTAGACCCCGATTGTGTATCTTGCGATGGTTAATGTAGGTAAATAAAATGAAAGAATATTTGTATTTTTCAGCACCATGGTGTCAACCATGTAAAATGTTGAGTCCCGTAATGGAACAAGTGAGTAACACTATTCCTGTAAAAAAAGTAAATGTAGATGAACAACCCGACTTCGCACAGAAGTATGGAATCAGAAGTGTACCAACAGTAGTTCTGTTAGAAGGTGGACAAGAAGTTAAAAGACACATTGGTGTTAAACCTATGAATGAGTATTTATCTGCATAAAGAAATAAAATAAGTTATGAAAAACACTACTGCAAAGTTTTGTTTTAACACAATGGTTAATAATGAATCTCATGTTATTGAGAGAATGTTAGAAAGTGTATATCCATACATTGACTATTGGGTTATTCAAGACAATGGTTCAACCGATGGAACTCAAGAGATAATTAAAAACTTTTTTAACGAGAAGGGAATACCTGGTTTCCTATATCAATTAGATTGGTGGAAGGGACATGGTATAAATCGAGACCATTGTGTAAGAACCGCATTAGAGGCAGACCACGGATGTGATTGGATTCTTAGAGTTGATGCAGATGAACAATTACAAGTCGATGATGATTTCGATTGGTCGGTGTTTAATGATACATCAGTACAAAGTTGGAATGTACCATGTCAAGGGCCTGGTATAATGTATTTCAGAACTTGGTTATGGAATGCTAAAGAACCTTGGAGATTTTATCCTGAAAAAGCACATGAGACAATTTACTTAGATAGAGATAATATAGGGGAAACTTTTCAAAGAGTAAATTTAGATAAAAAGTTTAGACATATTTTAACCAATGATGGACAGACATGGTTACACCCTATGAAGTTTCTAAAAGATGCACTAAACTTAGAATTAGATACAGTACCTAATAACAAGATATTAGAAGATAAATATCACTTATTTTATATAGCAAAGTCCTATTATGATACTCTTAGAAGTGATTTTCCATTTGGTGAAGACCACAGAAAAGAGTTTGTACGAAGATGTATATTTTACTTTGAACAATATATCTATGTTGTAAATCCAGAATATAGATTTTTCAATAAAATAGATGTAGTCGGTGATGAGTTTACTTATTGGTGTTGTTTAGGTATTGGTAATGCATATGAACTTATAGGTGAAACTGAAAAAGCAATAGAATGGTTAAATAGAGCACATGAGTTTTGTCCTGATAGAAATGAAAACTTTACACTATTGGCGAAAATCCATGAAAAGAACAAAGATTATCACAGAATGCTTCAAGCTACAAAAATGTTAGTTGATGCTAACAGAAAAAATCCATTCCCAAAATGGCAATTTTTGATTGAAGACCACTCATATACCGATACGAGTGATGAACCAAGCAGACTACACTTAATCGCATTACAAGGAATAGATGGCTAAATATGATTATGTAATAGTGGGTTCAGGTTTCTTTGGGGCAGTATGTGCATATGAACTTAAAGAAAAAGGTAAAAAGGTTTGTGTTATTGAAAAACGAGACCACATTGGTGGTAATTGTTATACCGAAGAGATAGAAGGTATTCATGTACACAAATATGGACCACACATATTTCATACAAATAATGAAAAGGTTTGGCATTGGATAAATCAGTTTGTAGATTTTCATCAGTTTCAACTTAATATAGTTGCAAACTATAAAGGTGAGATATATCCATTACCTTTCAATATGTACACATTCAATAAAATGTGGGGAGTGACAACACCTGAAGGAGCAAAACAAAAGATTGAGTCACAAAGATTTGAAGGTAATCCTACTAATTTAGAAGAACAAGCAGAGGCACTTGTTGGTAAAGATATTTACGAAAAGTTAATAAAAGGTTACACTCAAAAACAATGGATGAAGCCAGCTAAGTTACTTCCAAAGTCAATTATCAAAAGACTGCCCGTAAGATACACATATAACAACAATTATTTTAATGACAAATATCAAGGAATACCAATTGGTGGATACACTCAGATATTTGAAAGATTATTAGAGGATGTTGAAGTATTTACAAATACAGATTATTTTGATAAAAAAGATTTTTGGGATGGGTTGGGTGATAAAGTAATTTATACAGGTCCGATTGATTTGTATTTTGACTACAAGTATGGTGATTTGGAATACAAGTCTTTACATTGGATGAGTAAGATGTATAAATCAAAAGATAATCATCAAGGATGTGCATTAATGAATTATACGGACTCAGAAACACCATATACACGAGTTATAGAGCATAAACATTTTGATAATCAAAATCAAAAAGGAACTTATGTTAGTTGGGAGTATCCACAACCTTATGAAAGGGGAGTAGAACCATATTATCCTGTAAATGATAAAACTAACAACGAGATATATCAAAAGTATAAAAAATTAGCTGATGCACAAGATAAAGTTATATTTGGTGGTAGATTAGCAGAATACAAGTATTACGATATGCACCAAGTAATCGCATCGGCACTAAAGAAAGTAGAAGACTTATGATTGTAATAGATGATTTCATAAAAGACCAACAACTATTAAATGACCTAAAGAATGACACGACCTTCTTTGATACCAAAGGTTATATGTGGTGGGATGGTTGGTGGAACTCACCTGCAAATACAATTAAAAAAAGATTGATACAATATATTTGGGGTGAAAACTCACCATACCCATCAGTAAATGTTGAGGGATTTGAATATTGGATTGGTGTTTATTCATCAACCGAAGAAAGAGATGATTTACCATTTCATTTTGATAAAGATGAGTATTGGTATAATCAAACAAAAGAAATAGTTACACCTGTAATAGGTACTGTTTTTTATCCATGGGAAAATGATATCGATGGTGGTTACCTTGAAATTTATCCACATGGGCAACATGGTGAACCTGAAAGATTAGAACCAAAATATAATAGATTGGTTATATTTCCTGCAGGTGAACATACACATCGAGTTACTAAAGTTACTCGTGGTACAAGAAGAGCAATCGCAATCAACTTATGGGATAAAGTACCATCTGGTTTAGAAGTTGGTGATTTATTTTTGGAAAATTAATAAAAATTTTGTATATTAGTGAAAAGGTTTAGAATGGCATTAAGAGGTGAATTACATCCACAACATAAATTAACGGAAAGACAAGTAAGGTCTATTCGTAAGTTGTGGTCTGTTGGTCATCGTAACATTAGAGTATTGGCAAGAAACAATGGTGTGTCACCTGCTAACATAAGAAAAATAGTTAGAGGTGAAACTTGGAAACATTTATTGTTCGGTGAATTTAACGATTATCAATGAAAATTAAAGGGAAAGAGTATACAGATATTTCAAAGTTATCCGTAAGACCTATCTCAAAATCAGTAGCAAAGGACATTATCATAAAAAACCATTATAGTGGTATTTGGACTAAAGTTAGTTATTGTTTGGGGTTATATGTCGAGGATGATTCACACTCTTTCTTTTCATCAACAGATAAGTTAATCGGTGTTGCAACATATGGTGACCCAATCGGAAGACACTCTGGTCAATCAATATCAGAGTTATTAGACAGAAAAGAAGTGTTAGAACTCACAAGATTATTCGTATTCGATGGATATGGATGTAATGTTGAGAGTTGGTTTGTTGGACAAACATTTAAGTGGTTAAGAAAACACGCAAGACATATTAAAGGATTAATATCATACTCAGACCCAAAAGCAGGTCATCTGGGAACTGTTTATCAATCTACAAACTGGATATATCAAGGAAATAGAATTAGACCAAATGATAGTTGGTTATTTAAGTTTGAGGAAAATGGTGAGTGGCAACATGGTAGAACAATTTTTCCATATTATGGAACTAATAATCCAACTAAAATACAAAAGGTAATTGGTAAAACTTTTTGGATAAAAAAAGAACCAAGAAAGCATAGATACATTTATATTTTGGATAAGTCAAAAAAAAGTCGTATATTAAAGAGTTTAAAATACCCTTCATTACCATATCCTAAACAGAGTGAGTTATTTGAAGAAGAAATAAAAAAATTAGAACCAATTGAAAGAACCTAATAAACATTATGTAGACACATCAAAGGTTTCTATTAGAGAAATCAATAAAAGTGTGGCAAAACAGATGATTATAAAATATCACTACTCTCATGCGTGGACTATGTGTAGATATGCACTCGGTGTATATTACAATGGTGATGATGGATTCTTTGGTAGTGAAAAACTAATTGGTTGCTTGGTATATGGATATCCCGTAGGTCGTTCAGCTATTAAGTCTGTAATTGATGGTTTAGAGAAAGATGAGTGTTTGGAGTTGACAAGATTGTTCATCCATGATGGATATGGTTCAAATATAGAATCATACGCAATGGGTCAGTCTTTTAAATGGATGAAAGAAAACGCACCAAAAATTAAAATGTTGTTAAGTTACGCAGACCCTGAACAATTACACCTCGGTGGCATTTATCAAGCAACTAATTGGTTATATCAAGATTGTCGTGATATACAACTAATGCCAAACTATTCAGTATCACTTAGTGATAGTCCTTACGATTGGATTCATTCAAGGACTGTATTTTCTAAGTGGGGGTCACATAATGTAGAACATTTAAAAAAAGAAATAGGAAAGCAGAATGTAAGAGAGTTCTGGCGAAAGAAAGAGGCGCCTAAACATAGGTACATTCAAATCTTAGGTAAGAATAAATCGGAAAAACGGAAACTTAGTAAAATGTTAAAACACAAAACAAGTCCATATCCAAAAGACCCTGAGGAGTTTTTACCACCAATAGAAAAACATGAAACTTATACACCAGAAAACGCAGTTAGTTTTTGGTAATGTCATAAAATTTTTGTATATTTAACTTATGTATCAAAATGTATTCTTCGAAAAAGAAAAGTCTATCATCCATTGTTGGGATGACCAGAAAGGTTACTTTACATCTAAGTATCGTAGATATGCTTATGTGAGGGATGGAAACGGAGCACACCAATCTATTCATGGTGAAAGACTCAAGAAATTAAATTTTTGGAAAGCAGACGATGATTTACAATTATATGAATCAGATGTAAACGAAATGACTCGTTTCTTAATTGATGAGTATGGTGACTCTGATGAAGTTTCAACAGGACATACAATCATGACATTTGATATCGAGGTTGAAATGAATAGTGGGTTGCCTGACATAGAAACGGCAAGTAACGCAATCACTTCAATCGCAGGTCACGATTCTATTACAAATGATTATTTTGTTTATGTTGTCAATCAAGGTGAAAAGATTGATAAAACAATCAAAGGAGCTAAGGTAGAATCATTTGATACTGAAGAAGGTCTATTATCAGCGTTCATGACAAAGTGGAGAGAAATAAATCCAACAATAGTTACAGGTTGGAATATAGACTACTTTGATGTTACTTATCTTTACAATAGATACAAACTATTGTTTGGTCAACAATTCGCAAATCAGTTGTCACCGATTGGTAAAGTATCCTATAACAAATATAGAAGTAGATACATTATTGGTGGTGTTAGTTGTTTGGATTATTTAGCACTTTATAAGTGTTACAACTTTACCGAATTACCTAACTATCGATTAGACACGGTAGCAACTATTGAGTTGGGTAGAGGTAAGATTGAATATGAAGGTAACTTGGACCAATTATTTAGGGATGATATAGAGAAGTTTATTGAGTACAACTTAGTTGATGTTGAATTAGTAGTGGACTTGGATAAAAAACTTCAGTTCATTGATTTGGCAAGAGCAATATGTCACACAGGTCATGTGTTCTACGAAGATTTTTTATTCTCATCAAAATGGTTAGAAGGAGCAATATTAACATTCCTTAGAAGAAGTGGTAGGGTAGCGCCCAACAAACCAAGACGAAAACCAAGAAATGAAGATGGTTCTGATGGTGAAGGTAAATTTACAGGTGCGTATGTAAAAGAACCTAAACCTGGTCTTTACAAATGGGTTTACGATTTGGATTTAACTTCTCTATATCCATCTATTATTATGAGTATCAATATATCACCTGAGACCAAGATTGGTAAACTAAAAGGTTATTCTGCTGAACAACATATGAAAGGTAATCTTGAAACTTATTCAATTATAGATGATGGTGGTAATGAGTTTCCACCTTTACCTAAAGAAAAGTTTCTAAAGTTTATTGAGAAAAACAAATACTCTGTTGCCGCAAATGGTGTTTTATATAGAACTGATAAAGTTGGAGTTATACCTGAGATACTAAGTGTTTGGTTTGACAAAAGAGTTGAATACAAAAACTTGATGAAAAAGTATGGTAAAGAAGGTAATGACGAACAATACAAGTTCTATGGTAAAAGACAATTGGTACAAAAGATTATGTTGAACTCATTGTATGGAGTGTTGGGACTACCATCATTCAGATTCTATGATGTAGATAACGCAGAGGCAACTACGATTACAGGTCAAACTGTAATTAAAACAACTGAGTTGATTGCAAATCAATATTATTCAAAAGTAATAGGAAAAGAAGATGACTACAATGTTTATACCGATACTGATTCTGTTTTTTATCAGGCCGCTCCATTAGTAAAATCTCGTAATCCTGAACTCAATGAGGATTCGGATGAAGAAATGATTCCTGCGATTCTATCCGCAGCAAAAGAAGTAGAAACTCATATCAACAAGGTTTATGATACAATGGCAAAACGATTGTTTAATATTGATTCTCATAAATTTGATATCAAACAAGAAACAATTGCAAAGGGTGGATTTTGGGTATCAAAGAAAAGATACGCACAATGGATTATCAATGATAACGAAGTTGATTGTGACAAGTTAGATGTAAAAGGATTGGATGTTAAAAGAAGTTCATTCCCAACTTACTTCAAAGAAGTTATGAAAACTGTTTTGTTAGATATTCTAAGGTCCGTTGATAAAAAAGAAATTGATACTAAGATTCTTGACTATAAAAAAGAAATGGAAGATAGACCATTTATTGATATCGCAAAGAACTCAGCAGTCAAAGGTATGAGTAAATATACAACAAAAACACAAGTATTGGGTGAGTTTAAAAAAGGTTCACCTGCTCATGTAAAGGCAGCAATAACATACAATCAATTACTTGCTTTTTATAAAGTACCATATAAATACGAACCTATGAAAGATGGTGACAAGATAAAGTGGGTATATTTGAAAAAGAATCCTCTTGGATTAGAGGCAACGGGTCTGAAAGGACATAATGACCCACCTCAGATTTTAAAACTTGTAGAACAATATATTGACTACGATAAAATTTGGGAAAAGGAGTTAGAAAATAAACTTGATGACTTCTATAAAGCTATGGATTGGGAGAAACCAAACCCAAATCTAAATAAAGCTTCAGAATTTTTTGGATTTTAAAAATAAATTTCGTATATTAATAAAAATAAACAATAGTAAATTATGAAAAAAAGCTCGTTTGAAGGTTTCATTACTCGTTACAACTTGGGTGGTGAAGTCGAATCAGTTAAAATTGATTCAACAGAAGAGGGATTATCTGTCAAATTTATTTCTGATGATAAGACCCTATTAGGAAATGTAAGTAGTGATAACAAAGACTTCCCAAGTGGTGAGTTTGGTGTTTACACTACCTCTCAATTAAAAGGATTACTAACTGTATTAGATTCTGACATTGATGTAAACGAAGGTGACGCATCACTTGTATTCTCAGATAAAGGAACTTCAGTAAACTATATGTTGGCTGATTTATCTGTTATACCTGTTGTGCCAGATTTAAAACAATTACCTGAGTTTACATCTACAATCAAGATGGACAATGATTTTGTAAACAAGTTTGTAAAATCAAAAGGTGCATTATCTGATTCAGATACATTTACATTCAGTTGTAAAGGTGACAAAGGTGAAGTAATCTTAGGTTACTCAAAGATTAACTCTAACAGAATTTCTATTAATGTAGAGTGTGAATGTGATGGTGATGTAGAACCAATTTCATTCTCAGCAAAATACTTAAAAGAAATCCTTAATGCTAACAAAGGTGCAAAATCATCTTCATTGAAGATTTCACCAAATGGATTAGCTCATGTCTCATTTGAGAATGATGGATTTAAGTCTAACTATTATTTAGTAGAGATTAAGTAATGCAATTTTGGGATACAGAACCAGCGAAACCTGTTTTTGACTACGATGTAGAGAGAAAACGATTCATTGACAACATGGAGTATTTGTCTACTATGCCTGTCGAAGAACAAACTCTTTACAAAAAGTGGCAGGAATGGAATTCAGATTTACCAAAGTCTATGGCAAGAAAACCAAGTCTTGCAAAGTCTTTTGATATGATTTGGACTCCAACTGACATTTACAATAAGGAACTAACAATCAAAGAAATTGAGGAATTAGAACCTTATGTTGAGTTAATTACAGATTCATCAGGCACTGCGAAGTGGACTGACATTCGTAAGTGTATTTCATCTATGGAATTTACTGCTAATCCTGGTCGTAATATAAAAGCATTTGCTAAAGACCGAAAAAGTGGTAAAGTCCTTGGTGTAATATCTCTTGGTTCTGATGTAACATCTTTAGGTGTTCGTGATAAGTACATTGGTTGGGATAAAGAGAATAAGTTTAAAGATGGTAAGTTAAATCATACTACGATTGGAACATCTATCATCGCAACACAACCTTTAGGATATAATTTCTTAGGTGGTAAACTTGTATCAGCATTAACAACCTCACCTACATTCAGAGATTTGTGGAAAGAAAAGTATGGACAAACTCTTATCGCAGTTGGTACAACTTCTCTTTATGGAATTCATTCTCAGTATAATGGAATCCCACACTTCAAAACATTAGGTGAATCAACAGGTAAAGTTTCTACTAAACCTGATAATGAATTTTACGATATCTGGCATCAATGGATTAAAGAAAACAAATCCGAAGAATATAAAAAGGTTACAACTCAAAAAGAAGGTATTCAAGGACCTGTATCTGGTATCAAGCAAAGAATATTGTCTATGATTTTTAAAGAGTTAGGAATCAAAAGTACACAATATCAACATGGATTCAAAAGAGGTGTTTACTTCGCAATGATGTATGACAACGGAAATGAATTTCTTAGAAATGAGATTGATGAAAGTCAACTTAAGATGAAGAAGAAGTTTGAAGAAGGTGACGATTATACAATCAGATGGTGGAAAAAGAAAGCTATCAGAAGATACACTAAGTTACATGATGAAAACAGATTGAAACCAGATACATTGTATTACATGGATATTATTGGAATGAGTTGGGACAAAGCAAAAGAAACATATTTAAAAGAAGTAGGTCGATGAGTAATTCACTATGGGTTGAAAAGTATAGACCCGATACATTAGATGGTTATGTTGGTAATCAACATATCTTAGACAAAGTAAAGATATACATTGAGAATGAGGATGTACCACACTTGTTACTCTATGGAGTTGCAGGAACAGGTAAGACTACACTCGCAAAGATAATCACCAATCAGATTGATTGTGATTTGATGTATATCAACGCTTCTGATGAAAACTCTGTTGATGCAGTCCGTGATAAGATTCGTGGATTCGCATCATCAATGGGTTTCAGAAAGTGGAAAGTTATTATATTAGATGAAGCAGACTATTTGACACCAAATGCTCAAGCAGCTCTTCGTAATCTAATGGAAACTTTTAGTAAATCTACAAGGTTCATTTTAACTTGTAACTATGTAGAAAAAATTATTGACCCAATTCAATCTCGTTGTCAGACATTCGCAATAACACCACCTTCAAAGAAGGAAGTGGCTAAAAGATTGTTTGATATATTAAACGAGGAATCAGTTAAGTTTGAAAAAGAAGACTTAGCAATTTTGGTCAATAGTGGTTACCCTGATATTCGTAGAGTATTGAACTCGGCACAAAGACAAGTTGTCAAAGGTGAGTTAAAAATAGATACTACATCTACGATTCAGGCAAACTACACCGAGGATGTAATTAAAGTTTTACAAGATAGTGGTGAAATGAAAACAAAGTTCAATACTATAAGACAAATTATTGCAGACTCTAAAGTGAAAGACTTTACACCATTGTATAGAGCACTTTATGATGAAGTAGACTCATATGCAAGTGGTAAAGTTGGACACACAATTTTGAATATAGCCGATGGTCAATATAAAGACTCAATGGTCGTTGATAAAGAAATCAATGTGATGGCTATGATATTAAATATTTTAATGACATTAGGAAAGTAATTATGGCAAAAAAAGGAAAAGGAAAAGTTGTCAACTTTGGTAAACCAAATTCACAACAACAACAACCTCAATTAAAACTTGACCCAAGAAAATTAGAGACAGTGAAATGTCCTGAATGTGGTGGGATATTTTTTGATGAAGTAACCATGTACAAAGAAGTACCTGCGGTTCAATCACCATCAGGTCAAGCGTCAATGTTACCAATACCAATTGTATTGTGTAACAATTGTGGAACTGTTCATCCTAAATTTACACCAAAGGAATTGATTGATGGCGTCAACGAAGAAGGCTAAAACATTATTTCAACATCTATCTGGACTTAAGGAAAGTAAAACTCCTTGGGATAGTCTTTCAGTTATGGATAAAAAAACCTTTGAACCATTTATGGTTAATAGGTTTCTTTCTATGAATATGGGACTATTGGAGTTGGTAAACGAGCTTCAAAAGTTTACTATTGGCCAACTCAGTCCAAGAGATGTTTATAAAATGTACCTTGACTTTTTACCAAAAAGAAGGTCATTTGACAAATACATAAAAGGTAAAAAGGATGACAAATATAATTCTAATGTTTTAGAATATCTTGCAAAATACTATCAAGTATCTCAAAGAGAAGTTAGAGATTATCTTGAGATATTAAGCAAAGACGATATTACAGAAATATTGTTAAAATATGGTTTAGATAAAAAAGAAATAAAGAAATGGCTCAAACAATAAAAGATAGAAAAAATAAAGTAGAGTGGCAAGGTGAGAGAGTAGAGAATAGAAATGTAGATGAGACCGCAATAGAGTATTGTGAAAGAATGTATCCAAATACTACAAATGAATTTAAAAAGATTCAAGAAGAAATGTATGAAACATTCTGTAAAAAGCAAAGAAATTATGGACCTGATAACATATCAGTTGGAACTAATTTAGAAACTGA